CTTCTTCAATCTGCCAGGAGCGGACACCCTCCGAACCCGCTCATCCTCGGGGCAAGCAGCTCTGCTATGCCATCACAGGTGAGCCAGCTTTGCATTGCCCCTACCATGCCCCCATCATGGGGCATCTCTCCCGGCGCTGTGACGCCGCTGGCAGAACCGTTATGCGGGCGCCCAACCTATAACCTTAAGCCACTGCTCAACCAGCAGATATAATCCCCAAGGGGGAAATAGTGCCGCAATTACCGTGCTCCAAAATCCTTTAGCAATCACTAAACCTGCAGCCCAACTCCATAAAAGCAGGGGACCCCAGATTGCTTCAGCTAAATCTTTCATATTTGTCTCCTTTATCCCTGAAACAGCATCACACCGGTCTACCTTCTGGACATTTTTCGTTGCGGCAAGCACCATTTTCGTAATGCATCCCGCATTCAGGGCAGGCAATAACATGTTGCGGTAATTGGGCCTTTATCCACTCCATCATATCATCAAATTTATCCGAGAGGAGTTCTTTTGACGCTTTGGCATTGAAGCGCTTGAGTAAGTCTGCAGGCTTTACCTCATTACCCATTGCGGCTATTAATTCTTCTCGCTGTTTATTTGTGATAAACACAGATGCCGCCGATCCACCTTCGGCCCATTGTGCTACCAGCTTCCCCGATTCTTCGTTTATGGGCTTATCAAGAGGGAAAAGCGCCTTGTGCTGTTCCTGCAGCTTCAATGGTTTAGGCATCCCCGGCGCATCGGGAGTGAGCAAAAACGACACTGTGAGTTCATACGGCAAATTCTTTTCGCATATTGGTTGCCATCCTACCGGTATAATGGCGGTTTTTTCTTTGCCATGCTCATCTTTCACCTTTTCCATTTTCAGCTTTTCTTCGGCGCGGAAGCAAAGAATCACCGTGGCCTTAACCTGCAATAGCCTGGAAATCATTTTCTTATGGTCGCCTTTAGGCTTAATCCAGCTAGCCATTTTGCAGGCTTCTCGCTTGGCGTAATTGTCGCCTGCCATGCGTTGCAATTCTTCTTCCTGCCAGTCTAATACTCCTCCATCCGATGACCATTCGTGGCTCATCGAATCAACAACTATGACCCCATATCCTGCATCGTCAGCGGCCTGTATAGCATCAGCATAAACAGATGGCCGAAAAGGGGGGTGGAGGTCACAGATATCAAAAGCGAAGTTGTCAGCATAATGGAGAGAGCGCCGGGCCTCTGTGTCAATTACGGCAAACCTTTTGCCCGGCCCTACGATACCAGCAGCTAAGCGCATTGCGGAGTATGTTTTCCCGGAACCAGATGGACCAGCAAGGCCAATCAAAAGGCCTACCTTTTCCCGTATTGCTGGCCTGAAACTGTAACCTGTCATTGTATTTCCTCCGCTTTTGCTTCCCATGCCGCCATTTCCCACGGCTTCGACTCAATGTAACATATCCTGTTCGGATATCCCGGCCAATCGTTGAGAGCTAAATATTTTTGGAACATGAATATTCCGTATTCAACCTTTTGCTTTGCAATTTCCGCTGTTTGCGGGTCAAGGCCAATAAAAGAACAGAGATATGGGGCGTAAGTCTCCTGTACCATGAAAAGGAATCTTGGGGATTTCCCGCCCTCAACAGCCTTCACACCTCGACGGTATAGCGCATGTTGAATATCCTTACCAAAGGCTGTCGCTTTAAACCTGGCCGGGTCGGCAGATTCACCAGTCGCTTTATAGTCCAGAATCAACTTGCGATCTCCAAAATTTTTGTGGCTGATCCAGTCGGGCCGAATCCTGCACCAAGTCCCGCCATCTTGCCAAATGTAGGTTAATTCTGACTCGCCCTCTTCGTGCAGGTTTTTAATGCCAAGCTCCGAAGCTGACAATTGGACATGCGCGGCATTTACCATCTCAACCACACGTTCGTACTGACTTACAAGCAATGGCACTTTACCGGCCATTCTAGCGGCTTCCTTGGCTTCTTTTGCAGACTTTGAGCGCCAATCTCCAAAATCACAAATCTCGGCAATGTCTATCCCTTCCAAAAACAAGGAATGTGCGGCCTTACCAATGTCGAAAACATCCTTTTCCTCTTGCATGTAATCAGGGTTCAGTTTCGGGTGATAAAGCCGAGCATGGGCAGGTGTGGTATCAATCAGATCGGCAATGGTGCCCCTTGATAAACTCGGTTCCGGGCAGCAATCTCTATGGTAATCTTCGCTGCTAATTCGGTATATTCCTGGCTTGGTAATCATACTTTCCCCATATGGTTATCCCTCAGTTATCGAAAGATAATGGTAGGCGGTATCCCAGAACATACGATCATCCACGGTCAGAATGTAGCCTTCACGGGCCTGGTCGCCGCCTTCCGAAACAATGTGAGTTGCACATGTCCACGCCTTGGCTTGGTCTATTTCTTCCGGCTCCAATTCAGCCTTTTCCAAGGCAAGAAGCGCCTCGCATTTGCGGCACTCAGTTCCGAGGCAGCAGGTTAGGTGGTTATCTTCTACTGGCTCAACCGGCGACATGGAGCACTGCTTGTGCAGTTTCGGCAGAGTGCCGAGGCGCTCCATTTTGAACAGCAGCGCCAGCCGGGGGACTTCGTTTGCAAGTTCTTTCGCTTCATACATCCACCGCTTCCACTCAGGCCGGGGACCATCTCCGCAGAGGTTGTGATGCTGATTGATAGCGACATGCCAAGCATGTTGTTTTTTGGATTCCTCTAACACATCTCACCCCTCCAAGAATTCGTCATACTCGCCGTCAGCCAAATACTGCGCCCAGTAATGCTTAGCCTCTCGCTCAATCCTAGCCCTATTCCTCCCAGAGATAGACCAGAGCCCAAGTTTACAGCTTATGACGTGTATGCCATCGTTTTCCGACTGATCGACGCGGCGCTTAAATAGATCGTCCATTTAACCCCCGACAGCACGCTAGTATTTCAGGACCTTAAAACAGGGGGGGTAACCGGGCCATCCAAAGCAAATTTTTTTGTACTCCGGATGCCCGAAATCTGCCCAATAACTGCCGGATCTGTCCTTGGCTTCCTCGTTATTATGATATTTAGTGTTTGCCACCAGGTATCCGACATCCCCGATGCCACAGAAACAGCTATCGGGATCGGATATAATCTTGATCTTACTACCAACGCGCAGTCTGGATTCGTCCATTTAATGCTCCTTTCTTTTGCCTGCTTGGCATTTCAAGTCAAGGCCGGAAGCCCTGGAACCTCCGGCCTATCCTTCAACCACCAAACAATCTCCATTTTACCATAATCTGTGAGTCACAATTATTCTCCTATGCGCTGTGCTGCTACAGGTTCCCAGCACGTCCCCTGCAGCAGCCTAATTCAGCCGTAGTCATGTATCGTCGGCAGATCGCCTTGCACGAGGGGTATGCGCGGAAGCGCTGAGGCCAATATAGGCCATGCCGGAAAGACCGCCTCTCCAGCTGGGAGGGCCATTGCTATGTGCTGTAGCGTTGGCTGATCACCGAACTCGTAAAAAAGCGGGGTGATAAGTGCGAACATTAAACGGCCCTCCTTTCTGTCTAATTTCGAATAGCTAAGGACTTACCACTTCGGCTTTCGCCGCCAATCTGAATCCCTGCTCCTAGTTTTATGCCTGTCTCCCCAGCCACTAAGGCTTGTATATTGGGAAAGGGTGCAGTCTCGGGCGATGGCGCGGGATTGTTAGTGGTCTTGACTCTTTAGGCTTCTTTAGAGCCCCTCCCCATCGAGTCTACACGTTCCAAGGGTTTGCAGGTCCGCTGCTTTATTAAGCCGTCGCTATGTCGGTAGTCCCTTGGCTTCGTCCGGCGTTGGCATAGCAGGGCTTTTCAATCCCTGGAACCTTAGCTTCCACCGATTTGAGGAGATTCACCTACGCCTTTCGGTTAAGGGGTTCGTTTAATGCTTCTGCGCCGATCTTATCAGGTCGCCAGTTTCACCCTCTCATTTTTCGTAGGTGTCCCGCCGCTCTTTTGTTATCGCCGGCGAGGAGTCCTTAACTATTCGATTTTGAAAGAACATTTGGCAGCCAGGAATCGAACCTGGTCAAGCTCATGACCTCTCCAACAGATGAAATACTAGAGAGCCGCTGTGCATCTGGAAAGTTCCGACATACTCACGACCAACACCCATGTCCTCGTGCATCGGATGTCCTGTGCCAAAAATTTCAAAGAAGCGTTCTTCCTTCTGGTTTTCAGTGTCAACCATTCCCCAGATACAAGGCGTTCCATTTTGTTTTTGGACGGTCAGAATTTGAGCACCTGACGGCATTTGAACGGCCTGTGCGTCGATCACTTCGAGCGGGAATTCGTAGATAGTTCTCACGATTATCTCCTTGATATTGGTTGATACGGGTCTGGCCCCGGCGCTTCAGCCGGTAGCTATCGGTGGTCAATTCGTTCGACGTTTCACTTTCGCCAACCGAGCGCAGTGGTGGAGATTCTTCTTTTTCCGAGGACGGCCACACTTGCTCCGGTAGCGAGCGAAGTCCCGAGGCGACATGCCAGGCAGTTTGATTACCGGCTTGTCCCATGACTCGCCCGGTTCGGGGGGTGGCTTGATCCTGATTGCATTGCTACCATTAAAAGAAGAGGCGACAGCCATAGCCAGTATTCTCATCCCGATGCCGCTACTAAACCCAATTGCTGTTGACATAAATTTCCCCTTTCATGCCAGCGGAATAGGCATAACCCGCTGCTTCTGTTTCGCTCCGCTCACAGTAGAGCTTTGTCGTTATAACTCCGCCTCCGGTTCATCCCCGCGCCTGCGGGGAACACGTCGTGGCGATCAATCTGCCCGCCGCCCATTACTTCGTGGTAGACGCTCTCCCCAGGCGAATAATATTTAAACACATCAAGCGGGTTTTCGCAGAAGTGAAAGCCGGAGCTGCATGATTTAGCCGTGCCCTCAATAATTGCAGGCGCCAAATCCTTGATTCCCGGTTTCTTTTCCGGCATACTAACTCCTTTCGATTATCGTTATATTTCCTCTTCCTCGACCAGGAAGAACGATCCCGGCACGCCGAGGGCTTTGCCGAGCTTGCCGATGTTTTCAACTGAAGGTATATGCTTGCCCATTTCCCAATCGTGGACTTGCTGCTTCGGGATACCCATTTTTTCACCAACTTGTCCAAGCGACAAATTTCTAGACTGTCGCAAATCTTTAAAACGCATACGGTCAAATTTCATGTTGCGCCCTCCCTTAAAT